TCTGCTTTATCTATGCTGCCATCACCATTGACATCAAATTTTTTAAACTCATCCATAGTTATCTCCTAATCAGACAGAGGATTATCCAATGCCCTCTGCAATTTACCCATCAACTTATCTTCAAGGTCTTTCATCTCAGCATCTTGATTTGATCGCAATCGTTCACGTTGCGATTCGAATCTAAGATCTGCTGCATCAATCATACTGCGTACTTTTTCTTCTGTCTTACGCACCAAAGACTCGACACGATCTGATTGCTGCTCAACTCTAAGAAGATCATCACGCAATCCATTCTTAATATCACGAGTGTAATCAACTGTCTGTTGTACTTGCGCATCCATCAGATCCATTTGCTGTTGGTACTCACCAAGATCTAAGCCAGCTACATCTTCTATCTTCTGATACATAACGAACCCACCATACAGGCCAGCAACTACAGTAGATACAAAGGTAATGATGGCAAGCACAGATGCAAAGGACATCTTAACACCACCAGCTTTAATCTGTTTGTCGGCAAGGCTATCAAATTCTGTAAGATCTACCATCAGTTTTCAAAGTCCATACTATCACTAGATAAATTCTTTAGTGCTTCCAGTTCATCACGTAGCTTTTGTATCTCTAGCCTACGCTGGGCTAGCTCCACTTGGTATAGGTCATCACAATTAATACGAGACTTAGGTTTGTCTAGCGGTATAACTATACGAGCATACACACCTATGTCTTTACCTCTACTCATTGTATCTAAACCAGACAGCACACCTGTAATCCCATACTCAAGGTTAACTCCACCACCTACCGCATTGCTGCAGCGTAAATTATTTGCAGAGAAACTATCTGATTGGTAGTTCATAGGTGGACTAGGCAATGACAAAGCAAGTGAGCTACTCTCAGCAAAGGCAGAGCTAGATAGAATACATAAGAGCGCAGCTAATCTCATGCTGGCATACCATCAAGTCGAGAACAAATCCTAGATGACACTAGTGTTTTTGATTCGAGCTGCTTCTTAACCTTAGATGTTGTGCATACATAGGTGGCTTCATCCATGTCTGACTTACGAATGTATACACTGAAGTTCTTTCGAGTCTGGTATGCTACCTTAATTATTCTGTACGTTGCAGAGAAAGGTATGCTGTCCCAGTTTAAATCAAACAAACCGATCTCGTAATACCTAATCTCTTCCCTTGAGTTAAACAAAGACAAGTCAACCTTGACCACACCAGTAACGTGAGATGGTTTAACTATAGGATAAGCTGGTGTCATCTCATGTGCATGGGTTGAAAATGCCCATACCAAAAAAAATATTATCAGCTTATTTTGCAACACAACTAGCCTGTACTATTGCAGTGTATACGCCACCAACGAAAGGCTTTGATGCTGCATAGGTGGCACTTGATGCTGTGCTAAACCAAGTAGATCCTGCAACAGTTAGATCAAACACAGTAGTATTATCGTATACAACCTTGGCTGCATCATACCCTGACATACCAGCGTCACTTGTTTGCGTGACACTAGTGCTGCCTGTCCATGCGACTGAATCAGTAAGTGCTGGGGAAGAGCTGAATGATGTTGGATGTGTAATGTTTGCAGTGTAGTAGTTGGCAAGAGCTACATCAAATCTAATGACAGGTAGTACACCACCATCAGCAGGGGTAGTGCTTAACTTGCTAGCTATAGGATTGCCATACACACCACTCTTAGTTGTTTGTATTACACACTTAGCTTCCACGTTACCTGTTATATCTACATCAGCGTAAGCTGGTAATGCACAGAGTGAAAGTATTGCCAAAGAATATTTCATATTAAACCTCATTTGTTGTACTGCATATCAACCATTTGTTCGTGCAGTATTTGTTGTGCTAAGTTATTACGCAAGGCTTTCTTGTTATCAAGTATTTCTGAGTCAGCAAGACCAGCAGCGTCAGCATAAACACCACCATTGATAGATGCATTGTAGTACATAGCTATATTAGTCTGTTGATTAATAGCCATAATAATATCATCTTGCCCTTGCGTCTTAAAGAGGGTCAGCGCATTGGCAGATGCAGTCAAACCCATTTCAATTCTATTCTCTTCTTCTTCTTCCTCTTCATCCAGTATAAGATTACCATCCTCATCATACTGAAATTCTGTATCTGTATCTATAGCAGCAAGAACATTCTCATCTGCCATCACATCATAGATCTCTACCTGTGGTATATCAGGCACAGGCTTTATATAACCAGCGCAAGATGGATCTGATTGTGGGTCATAACATACATCTATCCTGTAGTTGTATATAACAAATGCATCAGTAACGCTGCCTTCACCTTCTACCTCAATAGATCCAGCACCCCAGTTAGCTGATGGTATATTAGCCAGAGAAAAAGACTTGACGATTGTATTGCTTGGGACACCTGACCAATCATCTGTCTCTCTAAATACATAGCCATCACCAGTAGAGTTGAGGTTGCCAACGTGTACCTTCATAGCGTCTTCTGTATTTTTAACTGTGGTGTACCTGTAGAGTAATCCGTTTATATCTAAGCCAACAGCATCAGGCAAAACACCAGCCATCCCCCAGCTTAACGAGCTGGATGCAGCATTGCCTGTAGCCCCATAAGTATATGGGTCAGAGTAATAACAAGAAGGCCAGAGTGCTAATGATAACACCAAGGCCAATCTTAGTTTCGCTGTTCTCATTGAACATCCTCTTGATTACATCGTTCTGATCTCGCTCGATCTCTTGCTTAACCGATTCCATTTCCCATGCTAGCCTAGCCTTATCTCCTACCAACCCATCTTTAGGGCAAGGAGTACCAGCATTAAGCATAGCATCAAACACTCTTTCGTCTTGGCACATTACTGATACGGCTGCCACTTTCATCCCCATATCGTACATGGTTTTGGCGTTCTTTAATTTTTCACAGTTCATATCTCTAACAGTACGACCAGCAGAGATACCAAGTATCTGTGTTTGTACTGCACCAGCTACACCAACAGTACATAAGTCACTGTTACTCGCGCTAATCTGTGGGGAAATTGCAGAGGGTGGTGGACTGTTGATGGTTGTGTCCATCTTTCCATCCGATATTACTGTACTCTCTGACTTAATTGTATCATCAGCAGCTAATGCGCTGCCGATTAAAATAAACAAACCAATTAATATTGTTCGTAACATGTTACATTTTCATTAGTACCGCAACGAGCAGGGTTAATATTGCTCCTGTTGCTGCAATCATAATGCTTTCCATACGTTTAACTCGACCAAATAGATCTTTGAATTGTATCTTAACTTCTGTTTTAATTGCAACCACTTGCTTTTCTAGCTCGTCAAGCCTGTCATGCGCAGAAGATATAGTTCTTTTATTCATTTAATCTTCCTTTATGTAGGCTTAGTAGGCCAAGTAACTGTGTTAGGAAACCCAGCTTGTGCTGGTAGGTTAAGCAAATCAGTTCGGTACTGTGTCCACTCTGCTTGTTTAGCTTCTGTTAGTTCAGCCCAGCGCAGAGGATTAGTTACTATAGGGTCTACTTCTTCTACCAACTTTTGGTCACGTTCTACTCTTAAACTATCCGCTAGTTCTGCATCTAGCTCTGCTTGAGTAGGTGCAACATACGCCGCATAGTCTGAACCAATAAGCCCAAGCAATACGCTGTTGTCTACAGTAGTATCTGGATCATTAGGCATTAATCCATAAGGTATCCAACCATGTTCTGGATGGTTAATCTCTACTTCAAATGCAGTGTTCTCTGCGTTAAGTGATTGTGCGTTACGCACTTCTGTTATTGTTACTTGTGGCATAAACGCCTCCTATTTTTGTGATTGTTTATCAAGATATTCTGCAATAAACAGAAGCCTTGAAGCCTGTACTGTTTTGAACACTACCATTGTAATAACCATTAACACCCATAAGCCTCCAAGTCCCTGAAGGTTGTGTACCTCCGTCGTAGCGACCACCACTTGAACTAGCCCAATCTAAGCTTGAACCAGCTCTTGTCGAGCCAGCCGTAATCCCAGCTTGGTTCAACCACAGAAATGCATAAGAACCAACAGTATTAACACTTGTTGATGGTGTCCCTGCTGGCCCAGTAGCACCTTGGCTACCTGTAGCACCAGTTGGCCCTTGAGAACCAGTATTACCTTGTGGCCCTTGTGCGCCTGTCGCACCTTGTGGCCCAGTTGCACCAGTATTTCCTTGTGGCCCTTGCGCCCCATCAGCACCATCAGCACCAATAGAACCATTAGAACCATTAGAACCAGCTGCACCTGTTGCACCTGTTGCACCTGTTGGCCCTTGTAACGCAGCCACAGTAATTGTTTGTCTTTTCCAAACACCAGCACTTTCATCATATACTGGCACAAAGTCAGAGCCAGTTGCATTCGTTGCTGTTGCCATTGTTGATGGTAAGAAATCTGTAGCTGCTGAACTAGCTGCTGTACCTAATCCTGTAATTTCAGATACGTTTATTAATCCGTCATCTAATATAGCACCCATATTCCCAGAAAGAATATCAGCGAATTTTCTACTTTTTGACCTACTCATTTGATATTCCTTGTGCATCCATTGCTGTCTGGTATGCAGTCTTAACTGCGTCTGTCCAAACTGCATTGCATATTGCTTGTACTTCTGTTGACTCACCTGAGATGTCAGTGTCACCCCATGTGTCACCTGATTTAGTTGAGCAAGATAAGACGTGACGATGGAATGATCTACTGATCTCTGTGCCATCTCGTGCTATCACTGTAGCTGTACGAACTTGCACATGCTTGTGATCTCCTACGACTTCAATCTTATCTTCAACTTGTGTTTCTGTTAGTGCCATATTGGCCTCCTTTAGTTTATCGTGGCGTTAGTGCCACCTGTCCAACCCAAAGCTATGCGGTGGGTTATGAGTTTGTTTTATATGTTCCACTTATACGAAAATCGGTAGCCGCTTGGGTTTGTTGTGCGCTAGTTCCTGTAACACCAGTACCTCCTCCAGTATAAATATAACCATAATTACTATTATCAGAACACTCCGCCCACATATCGGTGACAGACCCACTTGCAAGCCCATTTGCGAGTACAAGAATTGCGCTTGAGGAATCACCCAAATTAGCAACAGTAAAAGGTAAAGGGAAGCGTATAGCTCCTGCTGGAGAACTAACACTAGACACTCTAAAATAACCAGAAATGTGAACTAGACTCCCAACTTTTGTGTAAAACAAAGTATCATAAGAAGAGTTTAACGTAATCGTACCAGAAGTTGTAGGAGTAAGAGAAAAAACTTCAGTACCCTCTTCATAATCGTCCAACTTATTAGCCG